GAAACCAGTCAATCCTTTTGACTTTTGGAAAGGCGCTAACTTCAAATTGAAGATTAGAAAAGTTGATGGTTATTGGAACTATGATAAATCTGAATTTGAGGCTGTTTCACCAGTTGCTGAAAGTGATGAAAAAATCAAATCAGTTTGGAAACAACAGCATCCTCTTAAACCTTTCCTAGACCCTAGTAATTTTAAAACCTATGATGAACTCAAAGAGAAACTGAATAGGACTATTACGGGTGTAAGAAGCACAACTACCGTTGATAAAGTAGACCTCCCACCTCAAACAAATGGTAGTGTGAAAAGTCCTAAGGTTAATACTCAATTATCTGCTAGTGATGATGATGACGATACGTTATCATATTTTAGTAAATTGGCAGAAGATGAGTAAAATCTCTCTCTAACTTTAGTCTTTAAGGAGTGGCTAGAAATAGTCACTCCTTTTTTATTTCTCATATAAATATTACAATGGCAATTAGTGTATTAGATAGTTTACGAGATAAACAAGGAAATACTAGAAAATCAGCAAACTGGTATAAAAATGCAATATCGTCTATTGCAGACAAGATTACTGCACGTAAGTTAATGAATAGTGGTAAATTGAATATAAGACCTAGTATTGGTAGATTAAATATGTTTTTTTACGATCCTAAAACAAAACAGAAATTACCTTATTATGATACATTTCCACTTGTATTACCATTAGAAAGAATACCTGGAGGTTTTTCAGGTATAAACTTTCATTACTTAAATTATGTACCTAGATTTACTTTGTTAGAAAGATTACAAAGATTTTCTACTGGTAATAAATTAGACAAAAGAACAACCTTTGATGTTAGTTATGATAGAGTAAAAAATATAGGATTAGTTAAAGGCACAATTAAAAAATATCTTTTTAGTCACGTAAGAAGTAATTTTTTAAGAGTTGATTTTGATGAGGCTGCAATAGCAGTTTATCTACCAGTACAACAATTTAAGAAAGGGAGCCCATATTAATGAAAAAATGGTTTAATAAAATCATTGACAAACTTTTTGGTAAAAGATGTCAATGTGGTAAAAAGGTAAAATAGATGGCGATTCTTAGGGGAGGAAAGCGAATTGGTGGTATTGATGTTAGAGTAGGAATACCACGTGATAGGTCTTTAGAAAATGTTGAAAGTGATCCAAGATTTAGACAAAAACCAGGAACTAATCCCGAAACAATTATGGGTAGATTTTTAGCTTCAGTAAATGAGGCTGAAGGATTTGCTAGAAATGCTAGATTTTATGTAGAGTTTGGAATACCAAAAGGAATTGCTCAAATAGGTCAAAATATTGCATTAGGTGATTTTGATGATCCTCTGGCAACTGAACTATCAAGTGATTTTGATGAATTAAGAGGATTTACAAGACAAAGAGATTTTTTATTTGAGGTCAATGGTAAAAGACGAGTGCAAGCATTTTGTAATGCAATTACTTTACCACAAAAAGAATTAGAGACAGTTTCAGTTATTCATAATGGACCAGCAAGAAACATAGTACATAATGTTAAATATGCTACCATAGATGCAACATTTTATTCTGACAAATATTTAAGAGAGAGACAATTTTTTGAATTATGGCAAAGAGCAGCATTTAATAATGAGTCATTTAATTTAAATTATTATGACAATTATGTTTCTAATATGCAAATATATCAATTAGGTTCTTTTCAATTAAGAAACGAAAGAGATAGTAAAACATATGCTTGTCAAATTATAGATGCTTTTCCATCTGTAATTGGACCTATAAATTATAGTTATGAAACAAATAGTATTGTTCAATTTACTGTGACATTTCAATTTAGATATTGGTTAAATTACTATTTGGATAAAAATGGACAAATTGATTTAGGTAAATCTGAATTAGAAGATTACACAATCAAACAACAAGATGGTGGATTATTTGGTAAATTACCACCAGAGTTAAGACGAGCAGGAAAACAAGTCTTAGATGAAATAAAAAGAAATTTACCAACTGGTAGAATTACAAACGGAAGAGTATTTCCACCATTTATATAATTAACTAAGGAGATAATATGGCTTTACCAAAAATTGATGTGCCAAGATACGAATTATTACTGCCTTCTACAGATATGAAAGTCCAGTATAGACCTTTTACTGTTAAGGAAGAAAAATTATTATTATTGGCTAGTGAGAATAACGAAGAAAAACAAATAATTAACTCTATCAAACAAGTTATAGAAAACTGTACGTTTGGTAGTGTAGTTGCTGATGAATTACCAATATTTGATTTAGAGTATATCTTTTTACAAATCAGAGCAAAGTCAGTTGGAGAGGTGACAAAGTTCAGAGTTTTATGTCCAGACGACAAAAAAACTTACGGTGATGTAGAGATAGACTTAACAAAAGTTGATGTTCAAGTAGGCGACAATCATACAAATAATATATTAATTGATGAAAATAGAAAGTTAGGAATTGTGTTAAAATATCCTACACTTAAAAGTTTCAATAGTACAAGTTTATTACAAGAAGGTAAACTTGATGCTATCTATGATGTATTGGTTGATTGTATAGATCACGTTTATGAAGGTGAAAAGATATATTCATCAAAAGATAACACAAAAGAAGAATTGGCACAGTTTTTAGAACAATTGGATCAAAAATCTTTTGAAAAAGTAAAAAAATTCTTTGATGAAATGCCTAAATTGAAACACGAGGCAGAAGTTGAAAATCCTAAAACAAAAGTAAAATCAAAAGTCACATTTACTGGATTACGTGATTTTTTCGGATTTGCCTCTCCCATAACAACCTAGAATCATACTTTGAGATTAATTTTGCGTTGATGCAACATCATAAATATTCTTTAACAGAGTTAGAGAATATGATGCCGTGGGAGAGGGATATATACGTATCTTTACTTGCTAATTGGATAAAAACAGAAAATGAGAAAAGAAGACAACAAGAGTCTAAGTTAAAGACATAAGGGAGAGAAGAAATGGAAGACACTGTTAAAAAAAAGGTCAATGTAGAGTTAGAGGTTGACACATCTGTAAAAGATTTAGGACCTAATCCATATGCTAAATTAATACATTTAGCAAGAGCTGTGGATAGCTGGAGAATATTTCCAAGAATATTCATCACAACATATATTTACTTGTTATATAAAGTTGTAGTATGGTATATGAACTTACCTAATCCTACAATGGAACAAAGTGGATTAGTTAGTATCGTAGTTGGTGCTGGCGCTGCTTGGTTCGGTTTATACACAGGTAGTAGAGCAAAATCAGACAATAAGAAATAATAAATGGAAGTAAAAATATCAAAAGACCAATTAAAGTCATTAGCTGTATCTATTGTTGATAGTATAGGTAAATCTATTCAATCAAGTGCAGATGCTGTTATTGTTCCTAATAGAGTTGATTTTTTACAAGAACTACAAACCGCATTTGATAGTGGAATTGTTGATAATGTTGAAACGGCAATTAATAAATTGTCTAAAATTATTGGTAATATGCGTGCTGATTTTGGTACATTTTCAGATGTGATTGATCAAAAGTTAGTACAATCATTAAAAGATTTTACACAATCCAGAGAAGATGCAAATAAAGAAGTTGAAAAATTAAGAAAAGAAAATGTAATTGCTGAAACGAAGATAATAAAAACACAAGAACAATTTAAATATGGTGCAATAGTATTAACACAAAGACAGATACTTGAAAAACAAAGAGAAATAATATCTGAAGAAAAACAATTACAAGCCGATGATAAACAATATCAAAAAGATTTAAAAGAATATCAAAAAAGATATAGAGCTGATAGTCGTACAGCAAATAAACTAGCAGAGAGAAAACAACAGTTAATACAAAGACGAGAAGATATTAATATTCGTAAAGAAGAATTAAATGTAGAAGGTGAAAAAGGATTTTTAGAAAAAGTAAGTGAAAATACACCAGATACTTTAAAAGAGATGGGTAGATTATTTACGGAATCATTAATGGCACCTGTCACAGCTATAAAAGCTGTGGGTCAAATATTCATAGATTTAGGTAAAGGTGCAATTAAACTTATAAAACTATTTGCAACTATGGCAACACAATTAGTAAAAACAGTTGCAAGTTTAGTTGCGGCAACTGCTAGTTTCTTAGCTACATCAATACCATTTTTACTTATAGGTGCGGCAATAATTACATTGGGTTATGGATTATATAAACTAGGACAAAAATTAGGATTAATTGATGATCCAGAAAAAGAAGCACAAGATAAAATATCAGGTACAGGAAAATATCAATCTTTAGATGAAGGTACTTATGATGTATTTAATGAGGGTACTGATTATGCAGTAAATGCTACACCTGAAGTTTTGGCAACAGATACAGGAGGAATAGCTACTGAAAGTATATATCCTGATAATACTATACAACAAACAACAGATTCTATACGTCAAACACCAATGAATGAAGTACGAACAGATACTCCTGTAATACAAAAAGAATTAGCAAATAATTTAGTTGAAAAAACAGGTTCACAAACATATTCTAATTTAATGAAAACAATTAATCAAGGCGCAACAAACATTGAGAATGTTGGTGCTGGTGGTGGTGGAGTTGTGACAATTAACAATATTGATAATAAAACTCAATCATCAGGCGCAGTTGTAATATCAACTGATACATCTGATAGTGAAATGCGTGGATATGCGTATAGTCGTTAATAAGTGCCTAAGTCTTTTTCAGTCATAAATTTAAATTCTATATTATTATCACTACAATAACTTTTTGCTGCATTCCATTTCGCAACATTTTTTATATATTCAAAACTCTCACGCATAAATGCTTTAGTTTTCTTTTTAGGTGCTTTTGGTTTTGATAATTGACGATAAGGTTTTACCTCAATCATATATTTTTTACCCTTTGATGTCTTTAATATGAAATCAGGATAATATTTGTGCCATTTTTTATCTATAGGATTAAAATATGATATAGATAATTCTTCACTTGCCCAATTAACTATATCTTCATTTCTATCACAATATAGCATAAACTTACGCTCAAGGTGTGAACGATATATTATTCTATTAGGATCCCCTACATATTTTTTGGGATTTGATGGTCTGTAAATTCCTTTATTTGATTTCTTCATATCATTATAAATATTACTAATAATAAAGGTATTTATATGGCATTCAGAAAAGTAGCAAACGTTGTTAGCAGTCTAGGTATCAATGTAAATAAAGTTGCAAGCACATTATTTGGTGGTAGAGTAGATAGTGGTGTTAGTAATGCAAAAGAAATATTTGCGCAATTGGGTAGAAAATCACCACTGGAAACTATTGATAGATCAGATACAGCACACTTAAATGCTGAAAACGATCCTCTAGGTTATACAACACATTATTATCCACTAAACACAGGTGAGTTATTAGGTGAAGGTCATTATATGATTTTCTATATTGTAAGAAACACTTACTCTAAATTAAATGCAACTTCACAAAATGGTCAATTGTCATCATTTAGTACTGAAGTATTAGGTGATTTTGACACTCCAGATGGATATACTACAGCACAAGAAAACATTAATAAAATTATGTCTGGAGGTAAACAAGTCCAAGATATACTCAGAGGTCAAACTTCAGGTTTAACATCAGAAAATCCTACACATAGTCATTTAGCTTCAAGTATTACATTATATATGCCAACTGATGTAAAAACAAGATATGGTGCAGATTATGAAAATGCTGATACAGAACTTGCTGGTTTTTTAGGTAAACAATTTGGCGATGTTTTATCAGGTGGCAGTTTAAAAGACGCATTAAAAAAAGGTATTGGTGGAGCAGTTGAACCTCTATTAACAAGAGCTATCGCTGGAGCACTATCAATTATTCCTGGTGTTGGTGATATAAATGCTGCTGTAGATAAAGGACTTGCAAGAGCAATTAATCCTCAACAAGAATTTGTATTTAAAAGAGTACCATTTAGAACTTTCACGTATCCATTTAGATTTGCGCCTAGAAACGAAAAAGAAATGAGCTCAGTATATGATATAATTAATATGTTTAAATATCATATGTTGCCAGAGTTTAATGATACTTCATTACAAGGTAGATATTTTAGAGTACCATCAGAGTTTGAAATAAGATATATGTACAGAGATAGAGAGAACTTATATTTACCTAAAGTATCCAGATGTGCTTTAACAAATATGAGTGTAGATTATGCACCAGAAGGACAATTTAAAACATTTTACGCAAATGATAGAGGTGCGCCACCAGTCATAGTTGATATGAATTTAGAATTTACTGAAATGGAAATTATGACTAAAGAAACAATTGCGAAAGGATATTAATGTATTTTTCTAAGTTTCCTAAAATAGCATACGATATTGATAAAACAAAAAACTATAAAGTTGTTGCTGATATTTTTAGAAGAATTAAAATTAGAGATAAAATTTTAGATAATGTATCTCTATATATGAAATATCAGATACAATCAGGTGATACACCTGAGTCAATATCATTTAAACACTTTGGAACACCATTATATCATTGGGTAATTTTGATTACAAATAACATTACAGATAGATTTTATGGATGGCCACTTGATGAAGTTGCATTTGAAAAGTATGTAAATGACAAATATACTAACCCTTTAGGTACACATCATTATGAAGTAGCACAATCAAGTGGAAAAACATCATCATCTGATTATTCACATTTGATACAAGTTGATAGTAGTACATCTGGTGCTACAGTTGTGACAAATTATGAATATGAACGAAGACTACAAGACGAAAAAAGAGAAATTAAGTTATTAGATAAAAAATATTTAGCAGCATTTGTAAGAGAGTTTGATAAATTAGTTAAATTATAATATTATGGGAAGATTTTCGCAAGTACAATTCGCAGGGGATTACGAATTAACCTCACTCAATCTAATATCGTATAGATCAGCAGAGGACAATTATGGTGTGCCTCAAAAAGTTGATATTCGTGGTTTACTTGTTGAGTTAAATGTTTTTGAAAGTATTTACAGTAAATCTATTTCTGGTAATATTGTTGTTGCCGATGGCGCAGGATTAATAGAAGATTTTCCATTAACAGGATTAGAACGACTAGAGTTTATATTTTCTACACCAGGTGCACCTAATGATTATGTTTATAATTTTACAACAGAAGGTGGATCGCCGTTATATGTTTATAAAGTAGATAGTAGAAAAAGAACCACAGGTGCATCACAAGTTTATGTATTATATTTCTGTTCAAAGGAAATGTTAAACAATGAAAAGAAAAGAATAAATTACGCATTAGATGGTACATCAGAGGACATAGTATATCAAATCTTTAGAAACGAAGATTTATTAAATAGTAAAAAAAAGATATACCTAGAACCCTCAGAAACACTTAATCGTTATGTATTTCCAAATGTAAAACCGTTTACAGCAATAGATATGGTGGCAAAACAGGCGGTTTCTGCAAATTATAAGAACGCAGGATTTCTATTTTACGAAACAAAGAGTGGATACCAGTTTAGAAGTATGGAAAGTCTTTTAGCGACTGGTGGAACTACAGTAAGAGAGCCTAGAATGACTTACTTTGTAGATACTGCAAACGTAAGACATAATGAAAATAGAATTGTTGAAAATGAAATGACCAGCGTGATCAGTTATGAAATATTAAATCAATTTGATACACTTAAAAATTTAAGAGGAGGCGCATACGCAAGTCGTTTAATTACACACGATGCGTTTAATAAACTATTTTCAACCTATGATTACAATTATCATATTGACTATGGTGCTTATTTTCATACCAATGGAAACAAAGATGGTGGAAGAACATCAGAAGGACGATTAACTCCTGTGACACCAAGTGATGATACAGGTGCTTATATTACACAATATCCTAATGCTCGTGTTTATGTAAACTCTTATACGCAAAATCTATACAATGACTTTGGTCGCCCAAATGTAGTCAATATTACTCGTCAGCGTATCGCTCAGGATCAAATTTTTAATAATATAGTATTATCTCTACAAGTACCAGGAAATACAATGTTAGACGCAGGAGATAAAATCTATTTTGAAATACCAAGTGTACGAGGTGGCAATGCAAAGGGAACAGATCGTCAATTATCAGGTAATTACATCATTACAGAAATACGAAACAATGTCAATATCTCAACAGATCGCCACACGACTTATTTAAAAGTGGTGCGAGATTGTGTTGAAAATGAGTATCCATCTGAATCCTTTAGTACCTACGTTGGAACAGAATACGATAACGTGGATAAAGTAAGAAGTTTTGGAAGTAAAATCACAAGTTTGTTTGGAAACGAAGTATCCGATACTTACGTTAATACACTTAACAACGCTAAAATTACTGCTAAAAACAAAATTAAAAAGGCGGCAATAGACATACTAAAAGAGGAAAAGGACAAGATTATAAGTAAAGTAAAGAGTTTCTTCTCATAATCTCCGAGTTGAGTCGCTTCGCTAGCTTTGATAGCAATGGCTCTTACAAAATATGAGAAACTAACTCTAAACAATAAAGAAAAACTCTTATCTATGTAGAAATAAAAATATGAAAAGATGTATAAACAGCATAAGACAATTCATAAATTATATCTCAGATAAAATGTATGAAATATACTATTCCAAGAGCCACCAAGGGTTTACCAAGAGCTCCAAGGGCTCCAAACGTCTATTAGATGGGTTTTTCATAGATAAAGGCACCGTTGCGACCCTTAATAAGTCTAAAAAGAACGAATATATAGTATATAATAGATATACAATTCACCTGCGTACAAAAGGAAGAAATAGTAGCTTATGATGCAAGGTGTGTGTATTAAAGGAAAACCATTATCGGAATAAAAAAAATATGAATGATAAAGAATTTTTAGGACTAAACGGCTTTCTGTGGTTCAATGGCGTTGTAGAAGATAGAATGGACCCATTGTACTTGGGAAGAGTACGTGTGCGATGTTTAGGATTTCATACAGACGATAAAGTAAAACTACCGACCGCCAGCCTTCCGTGGGCGCAATGTGTGTATGCTGTGTCTTCTCCTGGTATATCTGGTTTAGGGCATAGTCCATCGTTTTTAGTTGAAGGTTCGTGGGTGTTTGGCTACTTTAGAGATGGCGAATATTGTCAAGAGCCAGTGGTGCTTGGAAGTTTACCAGGTGACGTATCTGAGCTGGCGAATACCAATAAAGGGTTTTATGATCCAAATGGGATCTATCCAAAAGCCATTGAAAGTGATACCAATAGACTGGCAATCAATTTAACTGCTCATACTTCATTAACTACAAGAACTGCGGATCGGATTACTTCTATTCCAACGGCGGACTTTGACATTACAGTGGCGGCAGATAACTCCATTATAGATGGCAGTTCAGGGGATACCTGGAGCCAGCCTAGTATTCCTTATAACGCCAGCTATCCATATAATCACGTCTATGAAAGTGAAAGTGGCCACATCAGAGAATATGATGATACACCAGGCGCCGAAAGAATACACGAAAGACATAAATCTGGCACTTCATACGAAATAGACAAAGACGGCAATAAAACAGATATTATTCGAGGCATTCATTATATTCTATCAAGTAGTAGTAATAAACACTATATTGCGGGGAATTCAGATATTACCATAGATGGCCGCCATAAGATATACATTAATAAAAATAACACACCAAATAACCATTATGATATACAAGTTGGTGCCGGCGCCAATGTCAATATACAAGTAGATGGCGGCGACATTAATTTACACACTTTAGGCGATGGAAAGATAAATGTAAATGCCGGCGGTGATTACAACCTAAAAGTGGGTGGCGATATGAGAGTAGAAGTCGAAGGTTCTTATAGAGAAGACATTAATAGCACCTTTGTAAGT